TACCCTGGCGACCACCGTGACGGACCTGGCGAACATCGACGGCACCGACCTGCACACGTTCATCACGAACGAGCAGACGGCCCGCATCGAAGGCGACACCGCCACCAACCAGACGCTCTCCTTGATGGGCGCCGCGAGCCCTGACGGCGCGAGCTTCGTGCTCGACATGGCCAAGGTCGAAGTCGCCCCCGGGGAATCCCTCGGCACTCACCTGACGGCCATCCAGTCGTCCGTTGACGGCAACACGGCGACCATCGCGTCCAACGCGTCGACCAATGCGACGGCGGATGCCGCCCTGAGCGATCGCATTGACGCGGTGAGCTCGTCCGTGGATGCCGCCACAGCGTCGATCACCTCCGAAGCGTCAACCCGTGCAACCGCCGACAGCTCGCTTAGCGATCGCCTGGATGTCGTGACGTCATCGGTAGCCGACAACACCTCGGCCATCACCAACGAGGCAACCGCCCGAACCGACGCCGACAGTGCCCTGAGCACCCGCGTGGATGGCGTGCTGGCAACCGCCAACAACAACGCCGCTCTGATCCTCACTGAGCAGACGGCGCGCGCAGATGGCGACTCGGCCAATGCGTCAAGCATCACGACGCTGCAGTCCGCCGTCAACGGCAACACCTCCTCGATCTCGACCCAGCAGAACGTCATCAACGGCCTCACGGCCGAGTACATGGTCAAGACGGACGTCAACGGCAACGTAGCCGGCTTCGGCCTCTACAACACCGGAGCCACCTCCGACTTCATCATCCTGGGTGACCACTTCGGGATCGTGTCGCCGGGCGGTGGTGCGCGTCTCGAATGGAGCAACGGCAACATCCGAGTCTACGACGCCAACAACGTCCTGCGCGCGGCCTTTGGGGTCAACATCTGATGAGCGTCGGAGTCAAGGTTTTCAACGCCGATGGCAGCCTCCAGTTCGACAGCGCGGCGCACCTGAGTCGAGTGTTGGGAATCGTTGCGGTTCCTGCGGGCGCCACTGGGTCAGCGACGATTCCCGCGGATGCCACCGGAACCATCTGGTGGGTACTCCTTCCGACAGACGGGAGTTGGTACATGCCCGGCGTCTCTGTGTCCGGGCGAACCCTTTCATGGGGACCGAGCACGCTCTACACGCCAACGGACGCCACCCTGATCTACGGAGTTTACTGAGTGACCGTGCAATTCCGCGCGCTGAACGATGACAACACCACCGTCCAGATCGACACCAACTATCGAAACCTGTTCCTTCGGCAATCCGGTAATGCGGTGACGGTATCGGGAGGTGCTTTCTCCTACAGCGCATTCAACATCGCCAACATGGTGGCCCCCGTCATCGCGGTGGGTGGAAGCACCCCCGCGGTGGCCTACTGCTCGAAGCTGGATTCGTCCACCGGGCAGTTCCTCATCATGTGCTCCGGGCCTGCTGGAACAGCCGTCCCCTACTACATCTTCGATACCGCACCATCGCCCACCGGAACAGTGGGCATCAAGCTCTTTGATGCCTCCGGGCGCTGCACCTTCGACAGCAATCAGAAGTCCATGCGCGTCGTGGACATGCAGCTCATCACCGGATCACCCGGGGGCACATACCCCGCTGGTCGAACTTACGCATGCGTGCACGCGATCTTTGGCTACCGCGAGGTCACCCGCGAGAACCTCCAGTTCCGACTTGAGGGCACCTCGTTCTCCGGAACCACCCTCAGCTCCACCTTGTTCACCCACCACACCATGCCCGCGAGCCCAATCGTCACCAACATTCGATGGGGCTCGTACCTCGTGCTGGATGTGACCGGCTACTAACCAATCCAGGAGACCCCTATGGCTGACCCCACGCTTCCTTCTGTAGTCAGCAAGATGTCCTCCCTGGTGGACGCCTGGCGCACCTACATCACCCAGGTTCGTGACTGGCTGGCTGGCACGTCCACGGGAGGCCCCGGCAGCGACGGCAGCTACCCCCTGACCGACGACATGGGCACCACTGTCTTCGTACCCTCGCCGGCCGCCCAGGCTGCCCGTGTGGACGCTGTGGTCGACTCCGCGCAGAGCTATGCAACAGCCGCGGACACCTCGGCCGCCGCTGCGGCAACCTCTGCGATGAACGCCGCCGCCAGCGAGAGCACGGCCGGCACCCACCGGGACGACGCCCAGACCTCCGCCAACCTCTCGCAGACGTATGCCACCGCGTCCGGCAACAGCGCCGCGGATGCTCGTTCTGCTGCAACGGACTCGCAGACCGCCCGAGATGCAGCCGCCGCGTCGGCAGCGTCGATGGATGCCTCGGTTACTTCCGCGGCGGACTCCGCCACTGCTGCACATAACAGCGAGGTCGCAGCGGCTGCCAGCGCGGCGGCCAGTGATGCCAGCGCTACCAGCGCTGCGGGCAGTGCAACGGATGCCTATGCGTCTGCCCTGACTGCGCAGACCTACGCAACCGGCGTGCTTCGGTACATGGGTGCGTTCGATGCCTCCACTGGCTCCTTCCCCGCGAACCCCACGAAGGGCGACTTCTGGAAGATCAGCGTTGCCGGCACGGTTGGCGGCGTGGACCTCGCAGTGGGCGATCAGATCATCTACAACGGCACAGGCTGGGACAAGATCGACAACACCGAGAGCGTTACCAGCGTCGCCGGCCGCGTTGGTGCGGTCGTCATCTCCAAGGACGACATCGCCGGCTTGCAGACTGATCTGGACGCACTGGCACCATTGGCCTCACCGCAATTCACAGGCAGTGTCGGTATTGGCCCGGGCGACCCGGCCAAGCTGACCACGATCACGTCCGACACTGACTTGACCTTCAACCACGCCAACGGGTACTCCACGGCGAACATGCGTTGGACGTTCGCTGGTGTGACCAATCTGCTGCTGAACAAGCTTGGCGACCTGACTGCTACAGGTCGGGTAATTAGCCAAGCTGCCCATTTTGATTCCAGTATCAATGCGGTAGTCCTCGGCTGCGCTGCGGGGGGTATGGTCTACCTCCGGCCCGATGGTGTGGACAACTCTGCCGGACAAGTAACACTCGATAGCGCAGGGGGCTTTACTAACAACGGAGCGATGACGGTCAACTGTGTGAGTGCATCCGATGCATTCCAGGTGAACAAACCTGGGTCTTCGCCTGCTGGCAGCTACGTCGGCATTTCATCGCCGGGTGGCGTGCCGGGCATCATCGGGCTATACAGCACCACGAAGCGGCGGGACATCCAGTTCACCAACACCGGCATCCAACTCGCAGTCTCCACGGGTACTGGAGGCGTCGCGCCACAGTTCACCTTCGGGGAGAACGGCGGGTTCACTGCGACTGGCCCCATCGACGCTTCCAACATCTCCACGGGCATCGTAGCCAACACCGTCGCCGAACGTGACGGAGCCGGTGACCTCTTTTGCCGGCTTATTCGTTGCAACTACCCAAACGAGGCAGCGATAGCGAGCACGGCAGGTCTGGTATTCCGGAATAGCACCACGGACAACTTCCACCGCACGTGCTCCAACCCCGCCGCGGTGCGCAACTGGATGGGCCTCTACGTGCAATCCACCGATCCTGGCGCTGTCCCTGACGGCACCCTGTGGGCCTGGTGACACATGGCCTTCTATAGAAAGTCGGGTGGCGGCAACGTCGCCATCACGACTCTCAAGCGCCGCAGTGGTTCCACCTGGGTAAACGTCCAGACCGTCAAGCGCCGCAGCGGCGGCACATGGGTAACTGTGTGGACCGCCCTCACGGTGGCCATGTCCAGCACTAATGGCTCGACGAGTTTCAACCCCAAAGTGGGGACCTACGTCACAACCACACCGGCAACCGCCACGGCAACGCCCTCGGGCGGCTCTGGGTACACCTATGCGTGGTCATTCGTATCGAACCCGCCCGGCTTCACCCTATCCAACGCCAGCAGTCAGACGGTTTCTGTCTACTGCAATCCGGATGCTGGTCCTGGAACCGCGACACTCAAGTGCGTCGTGACAGCCACGGGTGGCTCTACGGCGACCGGCACGGTCAACGTGACGCTCTCGTAGCGAACCGGGCGCTCTACCCTTAATTCAACCTGGAGACCTCCTATGGAACCCTCTCGCTTCACCCCTGCGGTGGTCTGGAAATGATCGTGCAGGCTTCCCTAATCCAAAAGGTCGTCGTCGCGCTGGCTTCGGCCAGCCTGCTGGGTGCCGGTGGCCTTCTGGCCACAAACACCAAGACGATCGTCAACCACGAGGCTCGACTGCAGAACGTCGAGAAGATGGCCGCGCAGATCGACACTCTTTCCACCCAGCTCAGCGCAACCAACGTGAACCTCTCCGCCCTGAACGCTCACCTGGAGGACCTCCGTCGTGACCAAGGCAAGTGAGGACACCCTCGACAGCCTGCACAACCTCGTGGCCGACTCGCTGATCGAGGAGATCCGCTCCTACAGGTGCCACGTCGGCGAGGATGGCAAGCTCGCTCCGATCACCCTGCCCCCGGCACTCCTGGCCCAGGCCATCAAGTTCCTCAAGGACAACGGCATCGACTCGCCCGTTCGGGCCAAGAAGCTGGCCGACACACTGGCCGGCAAGATGCCCGATTTCGATCCCGAGGACGCCGACGTGGTAGCCATGCGGAGGACCAACTGATGCCCCTGTTCGACTACCGCTGCAGCGAATGTGGCAAGACCGTGGAGCGCCTGGAGAAGTTCAGCGCTCCTAGCGAACGCCCCTGCGACTGCGCGCAGCTCGGCGTCCTCAAACGCCAGCTCTCGGCCGGCTCCTTCCACCTCAAGGGCACCGGGTGGTACGCCCCAGGCTTCTCGGGGAAATCGCATGAACAAGTCTGATCCTGTCGACATCCTGGCCCGCACCATCTGGGCCGAAGCACGCAACCAGGGACGCCCCGGCATGACCGCGGTAGCCTGCGTCATCCTGAACCGGGCCAAGAACCCCGCCTGGTGGGGCCATGACATCCTCTCGGTGTGTCTTGCGCGCCAACAGTTCTCCTGTTGGAACACTTCCGATCCGCAATACGATCGAATCCGCAACGTGTCGACCAGCTCCAGCACCGCCTTCCGGGTCGCCCTGGAGATCGCCACGGTTGCGGTTGAGGCTGGCCTGGCGGATGTCACCCACGGTGCGGACCACTACTGCACCACGGCGGTCCACCCGAAGTGGCAGCAGGGGCACACCCCGGTGTACCAGTGCGGGACCCACCTGTTCTACGCCTTGGGCTCCCACTCCTGAGAGCTCCATAGAGGCCCTACACGGGCCTCGGGGTTTGCCCTAAGCAACCCTACCTCCCCATCCCTGAAAGTTCCGCCTGCGCAACTGTGGGCGGCCTGAGGACTATTCCATGCGCTACTTCTTGTTCCGGGTCGCACTGCGGCTGTCTCGACTGGCCGAGGTGCTGAATCTGTGACCACTTACCCCGAGTGGATCGCCTCGGACAGCGAGAAGAAGCTCTACAACGACTTCCGGGCGTTCCTCTGGCTGATCCTGGACCACCTCAAGCTGCGCGTCTCCCCGCGGCAGCTCAAGATCGCCCTGTACCTGCAGAACGGCGATCGACGCCGGATGATTCAGGCGTTCCGTGGTGTGGGCAAGTCCTGGATCACGGCTGCCTATGTGCTCTGGCGGCTCTACAGGAACCCCCAAGAACGCATCCTGGTCGTCTCAGCAAACGAGAACAAGGCCACCGAGTTCGCCACGTTCGTGCGTCGACTCATCAACGAAGTGGAACAGCTCCGATTCCTGCGGCCGAAGAAGGATGACCGCGACTCCGTGCTGTCTTTCGACGTAGGCCCGGCCGAAGCCTCGCAGTCGCCCTCGGTGCGCGCTACAGGCATCTTCGGGCAGATCACGGGTGGCCGTGCCTCCCTGATTGTCGCGGACGACATCGAGGTGCCGAAGAACTCCCTCACGGAGATTCAGCGCGAGCGCCTGGCAGAAGCCGTCAAGGAGTTCGATGCCGTCATCATCCCAGGCGGCGAGGTGATCTACCTGGGCACGCCCCAGACCGAGCAGTCGGTCTACAAGATCATCCGAACCCGTGGCTACGACTGTTACATCTTGCCGGCTCGCTTCCCGTCCCCCGAACAGGTCAGCAAGTACGGCGGGGCTCTGGCCCAGGACATCCTGGACGAGCTCTATGCCAATCCCAGCCTGGTCGGTCACAGCACGGAGCCCACACGGTTCAGTGACCTGGACCTGGCCGAGCGCGAGGTGTCCTACGGCAAGTCCGGCTTCGCCCTGCAGTTCATGCTTGACACCACGCTGTCGGACAGCGATCGCTACCCGCTCAAGTCCTCGGACCTGATCTGCCTCGACGTCGACATCAAGACGGCCCCCATCTCGATGGTGTGGACGTCCGACCTGCGCAGCGCCTGGCCCGACATCGCCAACCTCGGGATCAGTGGCGATCGCCTGCACCGGCCCATGCACTACTCCGAGGATCGCAAGCCGTACCAGGGCAAGATTCTGCAGATCGACCCTTCGGGCCGTGGCAAGGATGAGACCGCCTGGACAGTGCTCAAGGCACTCGAAGGGTTCATCTACGCGCGCAACTGGGGAGGCTTCCGAGAGGGCTACGACGACAAGACGCTCACTGCCCTGGCCAACATCGCCAAGACGGAGGAGGTCCATCTCATCCGGATCGAGTCCAACTTCGGCGACGGCATGTTCTCGAAGCTGCTGGAACCCCACCTGATCCGCGCCGAGTATCCCTGCACGATCGAGGAGAATCACAGCACTACGCAGAAGGAACTGCGCATGATCGACGATCTTGAGCCGGTGATGAATCAGCACCGCCTGGTGCTCGATGCCTCGGCCTGTCGACGGGACGTCAACCAAGACGATCACCGCTACAGCCTGCTCTACCAGATGACCCACCTGACCAGGGATCGAGGTAGCCTGCGGCATGATGACCGCCTCGATTGCCTGGCCCAGGGTGTGCGATACTTTCGTGACCAGTTGGCCCGAGACACGGCGCAGTCCGAAGCTCAATTCAAGGCCAAGGCCCGTGAGGCTGCTCTTGAGGAGTTCCTTCGGGGCTGCGGTGGTCGAGTTCCAAGGCATCGGTTCCAGCAGACCAATCGCGCTTCACGTCACTGAGTTCGACCCAGCCCCCTTAGAGGTCCGTTTGATTGGTCTCTCTCTGCTCTCTAAGGGGTGTCTGGTTGGTGTCGACACAGAATGGTTGACAACTCACACTCATCTATGCAACGCGTATGCGCGCCCTCGGGTGCAACTGATGCTCTAAGAGCATAAGAGCTCTTAGGGGTTACCTAAGGAACTCCTGTAGGCTTTCCTGTATGTGTTGGTGTATGTGTAGTAAGGTTGCTTCCCTAAGGGACACTTAAGGACAGGACGTCTATACGTTTAGCCGTCCATACGCCTCTCCTCCAGGAAGGCCCTCAGAGGCCCTTCCAGCACCAACCCCGCTACACCTATACCGACCCCTCTACAGGATCGCCTTCTAGTGGCCCTCATGGAGGTCCTGGGGGCATCCCGAGGTGGGAGCGAAGGTG